GCCGAGCTTAACCGCATCGGGTCCACTTTTGTAACCTGCGGAGCGCTGGTTCCGGCTCCCGAACTTATCAATAACCAGTGGCAACGCCGCTATAACCTCGCCGTAACGCTGCGCCGCCAGGTGGTGCGTGAATACGGTATCCAGTCCCTCGTTTCTACTTCAGTAAATATCTTCGGAGAATAAACTATGTCACAGGGTTTACCTGTCTCTAACATCGTCAATGTGACGGTGAGCATGGCCGCGCGCGCGGCCCAGTCCCGCAACTACGGCGCCTTGCTGATCGTGGGGGCAAGCGACGTTATCGATGCCCAGGAGCGGATGCGCGCTTATTCCGGCATCAGCGGAGTCGCAGCGGATTTTGGCCTTGATACGCCGGAGTACAAAGCGGCAAGCCTGTACTATCAGCAGTCTCCACAGCCGGTAGATTTGTATATCGGCCGCTGGGTAAAAACCGAAGCTGCTGCACGGTTACGCGGAGCCATTCTTACCGCTAATCAGCAGGCGATGAGTAACTTTACGGCGGTGACGGACGGCGCGATGAGCATCGTGCTGGACGGCAAAGAGAGCACGATTACGGAAATCGATCTCAGCGGCGAAACCAATCTTAACGGCGTTGCGGGACGTATTCAGGATGCCCTGGCCGGCAGCACCGTTGAATGGAATGCCACGAGCGGCCGCTTCAGCGTTCGTTCAATTACCACCGGCGCTGGTTCCGCCGTGGGCTATGCAGATGCCGGCCCGGAAGGTACAGATCTCTCTGCCTTGCTGGGCCTGAGCGAGGCCGCAGGCGCCCAGCCGGTAGAAGGCCAGACAAGCGAAAGCATTAGCGAGTGCATTTCCGCGCTGTCCGGACATTCAACCGACTGGTATGGACTTGTCATCGCCGACGGGGCGCTGAGTGACGAAGACGTACTGTCCGTGGCGGCGATAGTGGAGTCTGATAGCGTATCGCGAATCTATGGCCATACCACGCAGAGCGCTGGCGCGCTGGATGCCGATGTCACTACCGACATCCTCAGCAGGCTGAAAGCGGCAAAATATTCCCGCACCTTCGGCCAGTATTCCAGCGCCACGCCATTTGCGGCGGCATCCCTGTTCGGCCGGGCCTTTACCGTTAATTTTAACGGTAATAACACCACCATTACCCTGAAGTTTAAGCAGGAACCCGGCATCGCGGCGGAGCGCCTGACGCAAAGCCAGGCCAACGCGCTTGCGGCAAAAAACGGCAACGCGTTCGTTAATTACAACAACGATACCGCCATCATTCAGGAAGGGGTGATGTGCAACGGCGATTTTATTGACGAGCGCCACGGCCTCGACTGGCTGCAAAACTACGTTCAGACCAATCTCTACAACCTGCTGTTTACCAGCACGACCAAAATCCCGCAGACCGACGCTGGCGTCACCCGCCTGTTAAGCAACGTTGAGCAGTCGATGAACCAGGCGGTTACCAACGGTCTGGTTGCGCCTGGCGTATGGAACGGCGGTGAAATAGGTCAGCTGACGGCGGGGGACACGCTGACCAAAGGCTACTACGTTTACGCGCCGGCTGTCGCAAGCCAGGCCCAGTCCGATCGCGAAGCTCGTAAGGCCCCGGTCATTCAGGTGGCATGCAAACTGGCGGGTGCTGTGCATTTTGCCGACGTTGAAATTAATGTGGTTCGTTAAGGAGAGTTAAATGGGTACCTATTCTTTTATGGATGTAACGGCGTCCTTCGCAGGCCCAACCGGCATTATCGATTTGGGCGCAGGTTCTGCGAACGCTGACGAGGGCATTACGGTTTCTTTATCCAATGCAAAAAACACCATGACTATCGGCATTGACGGTGAAGTGATGCAGAGCATGAGCTCGGATAAAAGCGGCACCATTACCGTCACGCTGATGAAAACCTCACCGGCAAATAAAAAGCTCGCCCAGGCCTATAACGCCCAGACGCTCTCTTCAGCGACCTGGGGGCGTAACGCCATCGTTATTCGCAATACCGCCTCTGGCGACGCCATTACCGCGAACGCGGTGGCGTTCCAGAAGCTGCCGGATAACAAAAACGGTAAAGAAGGCGGCAGCGTAGCCTGGGTATTTGACTGCGGCAAAATCGATCAGGTGCTGGGGGAGTTTTAAGCCATGGAAATCACCTTCAAAGATGCGGATTACCGCATCGGCAAGCTAAACGTATTCGACCAGCTAAAAGTTGCTCGCAAGCTGCTGCCGGTGCTGGCTGGCATCGTGGGTGATTTTCGCAAATTGCAGGAGGGCGGCAACGCCCTCGAAACCGTTTTGCCGAAAATCGCCCGTACGCTGTCAGATCTCAGCGAAGAAGACTGCAATGCCATTCTTTCCCCCTGCCTGCAGGTCGTTAGCCGTAGCCATATGAAATCCTGGGTGCCGGTAATGAACCAGCAGGTGCTTGCCTTTGACGACATCGATTTGATGACCTTGCTGCAGCTTGTAGCCCGGGTGGTGGCCGATTCGCTGGGAAATTTTTTGCAAGAACTCCCCGGCTCGCAGCCCCAGGACCAGGCAGCAGCCTGAAGCTTGATACCCTGCCGGGCGGAGAAGATTACATCCTCCGCCCGGCGGAGGTTTTCGGGCTGAACTGGCAGGATCTGAAAAGCGGCGCGGTGGATCTTTATGACATCTCGCTGATGAACGATTACCTGGAGATGCAGGCCGATAACAAGGCCCGCATCGCACGCTGGAGAGAAGAAAATGAGCGATAGCACGCAGCTTGTGGCGGATCCCTGGGATTTTATTTTGCAGCCGCTACGGGCTAATTCAGCCGCAGGCGAGCACTTCGAACAGCTGTTTGAGAAGCTGACAACCAGCGTAGCGAGCAGGCAAGAGATGCTTTCAGACTCCGTGCTGAAGGTTATTGATAGCCTGCCGGGCGTTATGGAGGGGCCTTTGAACATCGCGGCTAAGCTCCTCTCCTTCACCACGACGGTGGCGACGAAGCTGGAAAATGATTACCGCTCTGCGCAAAGCAGTGGCTCAAGCGTGACGGAGTACAGGGCGCAGAAATACGCCGCGCAGCAGGCGGGAGGCGATCAAAGCCGGCAGGCTGAATTTGCTAATGAATACCAGTCTATGAATCTGGCCTTAAATTTCGATGATGATACGGCAGCGCAGCAGTCCAGCCAGTTTATGACCTCGTTTCGCAAAATAACTACCGTGGTAGACCTACTGCGCGACAAAGCTGGCGCCGGGCTCGCCGCGGGTCTTACCTTACCGCTCGAATCCGTGACGAACACTATCCTCACCAATTTTCCAACGATTGAACAAACCTTCGACCAGATTATCGGCGGTATTACCCGGTTTGGCGCCGTATTTGCGAATGTGATCAACGGAACTATCGGTTGGATTACGGCCATTATCGGCTGGTGGCAGCAGCTCGATGATGGAACACAAAACGTTATCGGCATAGTGACCGCGCTGATTGCCGCCTGGTATCTGCTAAATAGCGCCTTTCTCGCCTCTCCTGTAGGCATTATTCTCGGGCTGGTGGCCGCCATCGGCCTGCTTTATGACGACTTTATGAAGTGGAAAGCGGGCGGTGAGAGTTTTATCGACTGGGGAAAATGGGAGCCCGTGCTCACCTTTGCTTCAGACGCGATAGGTAGCCTGGCAGGCACTATTAAAAAACTCGCGCAGGAATTTTTTAAGCTGTTGGGGATCGATTTCAGCACCTGGTCCATTTCTTCTATTTTCACCGGTTTGCTTGAAGGGTTTAACCAGCTTGGTGAAGTGCTGCAAAAAGTGGGCAAGCTGATTGCGGCGCTAAAGGAGGGAAACTGGTCCGAAGTCGTAAACATCGGGAAAGATTTAATCGGTACAGGTTTAAAAAATTCCCCGGCCGGCATGCTGATGCAAAACGGTGCGGATTATGCCGGAGGAAAAATTGACCAGGCATGGTCCGCAGCCAGTGACTGGTTGACGGGCGGTGAAAAGAAACATACCCGCCGCGGTGAGCAGTGGGTGCTAAGCCCGGCTGCGCTGGAAAACCTGTCGCAGCCAGACGCTGCTTTACGGTTAATAGGCACTGACTACAGCGTGGATAATCAGCGCTATGCCTGGAATAGCGAGGTTACGCAGACCGCATCGGCCAGCGTCGCTTCACCCACTTTCAATAATAAAACTGACATTGTGATTAACGGTGCCCGCGATCCCATCGAGGTGGGCAACGAAGTCGAAAGACGTCAGACAAGCGTGTATTCGCGCTATGCGCAAATGGCTATGCCGGGGGTAAGCTAATGGATACGGTTTCAGCGCTTTTCCAGCGCCCAACGCGTGGTTTCGCTTTTCTGGTGCCGGAGGTGACCATCAGTGAAGTACATACCGACTCGCTTAATATCGCCTTACACCCTGTGGAAATAGGAGCGAATATCAGCGATCACGCGTGGAAAATGCCGGGCGAACTGGTTCTTAAATGCGGTTTTGGCGGCGGGGGTTCACTGGTGGATTCTTTCAATACGACCGCCTTCGGCGTTGGGCTCGGTCTAAGTCCCGCCCAGGTGTACCAACACATACTGGCGCTGCAGGGAGACTGTGAACCTTTCGACGTCATTACCGGAAAGCGCACCTACCACAATATGCTACTCAAACAGCTTCAGGTCACTACGGAGAAAAATACCGAAAACGTTTTGGTATGTACCCTGACTTTAATTGAGGTGCTGCTTTCCGCTACGCAGGTCCTGACATCCGCCGACAAAGCCAATATGTCCAAGAGCCGCTTTATTGCTGCCGCCAGTCATGACCTGTTACAGCCAATGCATGCTGCACGTCTGTTCAGTACGGCGCTGGAGCAAAGTGTACAAAGCGAAGAAGATCGCAAGACCCTGCAGCAACTGGATCGTGCCCTGCATGGGGCAGAAAGCATGCTCTCAGCTCTGCTGGATATTGCCCGACTGGAGGGCGGTACGATTCAGCCGAAACGCCAGGCTTATCCAC